CTGGGTTTGGAGCGGTGTAGCAAAGGAGGCAAGAGTTACCAGCAACGAAGTTCATAGTTTCGTTACCAGGAGCGTTGAGTCCTTCTGCACCTGTGTTTACTACTGCCTTAGCGACGAGTACACGGTCAACACCGAACAATTGAGCGAGAAGGTCCTCGGTAACAATTGCACCGGCTTGGGTGTACTTGTAACGGTCAACGAGCAAAGGGTGGTTCTTAAGAGTCTGGAATACCTTGTAGCCCAACACGAAAGTGTTTGGCTCGTAACCAGTGGTCTGCAGAATGGTTGCCTTTGCGATTTCTACTTCGGCAATTGGGTCTGAAGTGTATGACGTAGGTGAAAGAACGTAGTCATTCCAAATCGTACCAAGGACGTTTGCGGCAGTCGTACCAGTTACGGTAGTTCCCCAAACACCTGAGGTGAAGTAGTCAGTTGCCCATTGAACTTCACGACGAAGGAGCAAACGCTGAGTTACAAACTGCGTTGCTTCCATGTCGGGGTTCAGTGGGTTGTCGGCGTTAGCACGAGTCTGGTCACCAATGTCCTTGTGAAAGGCGTACACGTCAGCCGTGTAGTTGTCGGTGGTCAGTCCGTAGCCTGAACCAGCAGATGCAGTTCCGTCAGCACGGCGTTGAGCCTCGTCACGGAACCAGTCATCCTTGGTGTACTTGAAGTACAGGTTGCTCTTCTTGTCAACAGGAACCGTTGGGAAAACCTTGTCGGCAATGAAGTTTGCTGTGTTCTGAATGTAAGCAACCGAGATGTTAGTCAAGATTGCGTCAATGTGAACATTATTTACGTTTGGCTGTGGCATGGATTAGTCCTTTCTACCTTAAGCCGCACGACTAGCAGCACCACAGTTGATGACAGCAGTGACATAGTCTCCGCTAACACCAGCAGTAAGCGCTGTTCCAAGGATAAACTTGGTCGTGTCTGTTCCAGGAACAGCAACAACAGCCTGTCCTGAAGCGTTAGTTGTTAAAATTGAACCAATTGAGATGTTTCCACCAGCAACTACCTTGGTAACACCAGAAACAGTAACTTCTGCTTCTGAGTAACCTGATGAACGAATAACTGGTTGGTTCTGAAGAACACCAATTGGACGGTCTGTAGCGCCAGTAACGGCAACAGCCGAAGTGGTACTAGTGATTGCAGCACCAGTCTTTACGAATAGGAACTGACTAGAAGCCGAAAGGCTAGAGTCAGCAACAAGCGTAATCTTGATGGCATATGGATTCTGTTCGTAAGCCATTATTAACGACCCTTCTCGTTAAGGTATGCCGAGTAGAGGTCAGGGTTGCTTTGAGCAACTGACATGATTGCAGACTCGAATGATGGTGAAGTGCCGTTAGCAACTGCAGCCTTAGCAAGGTTTTCCATCTTTGAGAAAGCGTCGTCAGTAGCAACAGGAGCGTCTGAACCAACTTCGGTGAATACGGCGTTTGTCTCAGCAACAGCATTTGCGCTGTCGAGAGCCTTAACTACTTCTGTAGCAAGAGTGCTGTCAGTCTCAGAAAGACGACGAAGAGCAGGTCCTACGATTGAAGGGTCAAGGTTTAGGTGCGACCACTGCGCAGCCTTAATCACGGCAGCCTCATCAGCACGGGCTTCACGCTCTGCGATGAGTGCTTGCTCAGAAGCGGCAGCCTTGCGGAGTGCGGCTTCTGAGTTTGCGGTTGCCTCGTCGAGCATCTTGCGGATGGCGGCGGGCATTGCCTTAATGATTTCAGCCTCGCTAGCAGCCTCAGGAATGATAACTACCTCTGGGGCAGTTACATCTGAAGTGTTAGACATAGTTTCCTCCTTGGAAACAAAGGTTGTGAATACTTCCTCGGCGGTTGCCGATTCAGTTGCCTCGATGTCAGTCGCCTTATCAACTTCTATTTCGTCAGAAACTTCTGGGGCTTCTTCGGTTTCAGCAACGACCTCAACTTCAGGCGTTTCCTCAACAGCGACTAGTTCCTCAGACTTTTCCAAGTCTTCAACAGTAGTTTCAACTGCAACTTCTTCGGGGCGCAGTTCGTCAAGAACCGCAGTCACATCGGTTGGGTTAGCAGACTTCATGACGACCCAGCCTTCAGTGAGGTGAGCAGGGTGGTCTACACCGCTCGTCTCCTGAATGTTGAGGCGCACTAACTTTCGTGCCATACCTGCTCCTTTACGACTTCTTGCCAATGGTG